TTGCGGATCGGGATGACCCGGACAACGCGGACCTGTTCGTCATAGAGGTAGTCGACTCGAAGGGACAACCTCGCTACAGCATGAAGCAAGCCTCTGCCGGGCAGCCGATGGCTCCGGCGGAGTACGTGTCGCAACTGAGAATGAGCGACACCTTTGCCCCTGCCTTCGAAGGAGCCCGAGCTGCTGGTAGCGGCGCGAGCGGTAGTTCCACTGTACGAACGACGGGACGTACCATTCGCAGATCGGACCAGGCAGCCATTGAGGCGAACATTGACCGCATTGCGAAAGGGGAAGTCACCGTCGTCGATGGGTAACCCTATTCTTGACGAGGTGACAAAATGTCGAACACCCTAACCCCCCTCATTCACACCATCCTGGCGCGTGGTCTGCGCGTGCTCCGCGAGTCGGCCCTGTTGCCCCAGGTGGTCAACCTGGAGTATTCGCTGAGCCCCAAGCAGAAGGGCCAGACCATTGACGTGCCGGTCAGCAAGCGTGCCAGCACCTACAACATCACGCCCAGCCACCAGGACAAGCAGGCGTCGGACACGGACATCGAGTATATCCCGGTGACCCTGGACCAGTGGAAAGGTGCGGATTTCTACCTGACGGACCAGGAGCGGACCCGCATCAACAAGGACGAGACGTTCCTGCCGCTGACGGTCCAGGAGAAGATCCGGGCGCTGGCCAACGATGTCAACGCCGATGTGCTGAGCAAGTACTACAAGGTGTACGGTTTCGTTGGGACGCCGGGCACCACGCCGTTCAGCAACGCCACCGATCGGACGGCCGCGAAGGACGGCTCTCAGCTTGCCGCCAAGCTGGATGCCCAGCTTGCGCCCAAGGTCGGCCGTGTGGCGCTGATCGACACGAACGCCGAGGCCGAGGCCCTGGCCCTGCCGTACTTTGTCCACGCCGAGAAGTCGGGTGACCGCAACGTCATCACGCTGGCGGCCATCGGTGAGAAGTACGGAATGAACTGGCTCGTGGAGAATGCGATCGCCAGCCACACCGCCGGTGTTCCGGGTGCCTCGGCCGCCGTCAATGGTGTTCACGCCGCTGCGGCGAACGATCTGAGTGACACGCTTTCCGTGACGGGCATGACCGCCACCACGGGTACGTACAAGCAGGGCGATATCATCACGATCGCCGGCCATACCCAGACCTATACCGTTCTGGCTGACGCCACGGCAGACGGCACGGGCAACGCGACGCTCAGCATCGCTCCGGGCCTGCGGGTGGCACTGAGCGGTTCCGAGGCCGTCACCCTGAAGGGCGACCACGTGGTGAACCTGGCCTTTACCCGCGAGGCGTTCGCCCTGGTGACGGCTCCGTTCGAGACCGATGACATGGGCAACCCGGACATCGCGTACCTGCGGGACCCGGTGACGGGGCTGGTGCTCCGCCTGGAGGTCACGCGGCAGTACAAGCAGACCAAGTGGGAGTTCGACATCCTGTGGGGCTCCGCTTGTGTCCGTCCCGAGTTCGCGGCACGGCTGGCCGGGTAATCTCGCCGGCTTCGCATCCAGTGCAATCATGGCCGTGGGCAGGTCTGGCGATCTGTCCACGGCCCATTCCCCAGCGAAAGGACCGATTCATGCAAGTACCTACCGTGAAAATCAAGAACCAGGCCGGCCACGCCCTGATCGTCAATGTCTGTGATTACCCCCAGTGGAAGGCCAGGGGATACGTTGAGCTTGCCCCTGTGCCGGAAGCGCCGAAAACCGATGGCGACGGCGAGAAGGTCCAGGCGAAGGGGACCGACTCCAGGAACGAACCTCAGCCCAAGGGACAAGCCAGGCAGAAGTGACGGCCCGTGGCCTGGGCAACCAAGAAAGGACACGTGACGCATGGCGACGCTTCAAGAAATCTACGCAGTATCGCAACCGCATGGCGAACTGGCCGGGCGGATCGAGGCGGCGTTCATCAAAGCGGCGTGGGCGATCCTATACGAGGACGGAGCCACAGAGAACCACGTCAATCGCCTGAACATGGCCAAAGGAGTGCTGATGAGTCCGCGTCCCTATGTGGAGCGGTACTACCGGGCGATCCTGAGCAACGCCGCGCTTCAGGCGGGCCTGGCCGACACCGCGACCATCTCCGACGAGGCAGTCGAGTCTGTTGTGGCCGGGTTCTGGAACATCTTCGCCAATCTGGAGGCAGCCTAATGGCCGTTGCGAACAACGAAGTCCAGGTCCAGTGGAGTTCGGCGAACAGCGTGTCCGTCAGCGCCGGCGGCAATCAAACGTCGGATGCCTTCTCGTTTTCCGCCACGGCGTTCGATGCGATGGTGACGCTCAAGGCGGACAATAGCGCGACACCGGCCGACGGGGACACGGTGGACTTCTACTACCTGCCGACGGCGGGTGACCCGGACGGAGCGTCCACGGACGAGTACCCGGCCGACGATACGAACGGCATCTTCCTGGCCCGACTGGACACGTATGCGGAAGACCCCTGCGTAGCGACCCTGACTATTCCGGTGGCCAAGGGCGGCAAGCTGTACGGCAAGAACAATGCCGCCAGCAACGCGATCACGGTTTCCGCCTGCATCAACGAAAAGACCGCGAGCTAAGCCATGCTGGTACTGCCTGACAGAGCAAGACCGATCCGGCTGATCGACAGGAGCAAGGGCATTGCTCGGGGCCTGGTCTGCGCGGGCCTGTTCAATCAGCCGGGCGGGGCGTATGACCTGATCAACGGCGGGCAGTTCAGCGGGACTGCGGGTGTCGGGGGCCTGGTCGCGCCGTCGATCTCGTCGGGCGCGTGGCACAACAAGACGCTGAGCGGCTATACGGTGTGCCTGTGGCACGGTGGCTTTACATTTGCTTCGTGGGGCGCGGTGGTGGCATCGAATGACGGCACGAACCGATGGGTCTGGCAGCGGTACAGCACCACGACCACGATGCGGATCTACCACGACGCGGGCTCACACAACTTCACCGACTTCACCACGAGCGACTGCGAAGTGGCTGGCATGTTGGCCATGCGGTGGGATGGCGTCAATGCCCATGCCTTCTACAACGGCGAGTATCTTGGATATTCAATACACGCCAACTCGATTGGGTCCAGCGTCACGGCGACGCTCAGTTTTGGCAACGCCACGGTGTATCAGGCGTTGGTGTACGGCCGGGCGCTGAGCGATGCGGAGATTCGCCGTCTGCATGGTGACCCGGCTGCGCCGCTGGAGAGGCCCAGGAGTCGCGTGGCAGTCCTGTTCGTGAGCGCCGGTGGCCCCCAGCCGCTATCCGGGGGGATTTCGGGGCAATCGGCTGTCTCGGCGGCGCTGGCGGCGTCTGGCGCTCTTACCGGGCAGGTGACATCGCAGGGCGCGGTGTCCGGCCAGGTGTCGGTGGCCAGGCCGTTGGCCGGTACGGCTCAGGCACAATCGGCGGTGGCGGGTGGTTTGTCTGTAGACAGGCCGTTGGCAGGGTCGGTTCAGGCTGGCTCGCAAATGTCCGGGGCGGTGGCAGTCAAGAGGGGCCTGTCCGGCGAGGTGACGGGGCAGTCGGGTGTGGTCGGCGGCTTGTCGGTGGTGCGACCATTGGCCGGGTCGGCGACGGCCGGATCGGGGGCTGTGGCCGATCTGTCGGTGGCGCTGGCATTGGTTGGGTCGGCAACTGCCGAAACGCAGGTTGCGGCTGGCCTGTCGGTGACGTGGGCGCTGGGCGGGTCGCTGGAAGCGGCCAGTGCAGCGGCGGGGACTCTGACCATCGAAGGCCAGGTGGCCTTGGCGGGTCAGTTGACCGCAGAGAGTTCCTGTGCCGCCGGCCTGTCGGTGGGTCGTCTGTTGGCCGGTCACGTGTCGGGACAGACGGCTGTGGCGGGCAGTCTCAGTCTGCTGGGCGAACAAGTCACGCTGTCGGGTTCCATTGCTGCCGAGGGCGGTGTTTCCGGTGCGTTGTGTGTCCAGAGAGGTCTTGCCGGTCAGCTTGCCTCGACTCCCAACGTGTCGGGGGCCATATCGGCGATGCGGTCCCTGTCGGCCCAGTTGAGCGGGACGGCTCAGGTGGTCGGTCAGGTCCGAGCGGATTGGGCACTGGCCGGTTCGATGGCAATGGAGGCAGATGTGTCGGGCCGGTTGATCATCTTGGGCGAGGTCAATCTGGCGGGCGTGTTCCTCTTCCTCAAGCGAAAAACGAGGTGACAGATGGGTAGTTTCTCAGACTATGCAGCGAACAAGGTCCTGGACCACTACACGGGCAAGGCGGCCTGGACGATGCCTACGGTGTACGTGGCGCTGTTTGTCGGCGACCCCGAAGGGGCGGGTACGGAGGTCAGTGGCGGCAGCTACGCCCGCAAGGCGACGGCGGCGGCCGACTGGAACAGTGCCAGCGGGAGAGCGACCAGTAACGCACAGGCTCTTACGTTTCCGCAGGCGACGGGATCGTGGGGCACGGTGGACTACTTCGCGCTGTACGACGCGGCCATGGGCGGCAACCGGACCGGCTCCGGGGCATTGGGCGAGCCCAAGACAATCGGCTCCGGTGACACGGCCAGCTTCGCGGCGGGCGAGCTTGACGTGAGCCTCACGTAAGAGGGCAGGGCGATGCAGCAGGCGATTCCAGGTCAAGCGAATACCGTGCGGTGCGACGTGGTCCACAAGACTACGGCCGAGCCGATCACTTCCGGGCAGGTCACTGCGTACCTGCGATGCTCCGAAGGGGCGCAGGCCGGGAAGTATTGGGATGCGGCCGGTGAGGTGTGGTCGGACAGCGAGGTCTCGGCAGGAGCGATGGCGTACCAGGGCGGCGCTTCCTGGGAGGTCCAGATCGCGGCCGGGGCGTGGTTGCCCGGCGCCAGCTATGACCTGTACGCCGTGGAGTCCGGCAACCTGAACCTGCTCTACACCGAGTACATCGTGACGTGGTCGGCCCCGACGACGGGCAAGGGTGGGCCTGGCTGGACGTACACCCTGACCGATTCGTCTACGGGCCTGCCGATTGCCGGGGCGGCGGTGTGGGCAACGACCGATGCGGCGGGCGTGAATATCGTGGCGTACGACACGACGAACGAGAGCGGACAAGTGACGTTCTACATTTCGAGCGGCACCTACTATATCTGGCGGCAAAAGGTCGGGTACACCTTCAATGATCCCGATGTGGAGGTCGCAAGCTGATGGGTGGTAGCGGAACAGGCACGCCGATTTCTGTGTCGGCGTCCTTCGTGGTGGAAGACGGCACGGGGCTGAGCAACGCCAACAGTTACCTGTCGGTGGCGGACGCCGACACGTATCACGCCAACGTCACCCGGTCCAGCGACTGGACGGCGGCCACGGCAGCGGCCAGGGAGAACGGCCTGATTGTAGCGACGCAATACCTCGATATCCGGTTTCAGGGACGGTGGCGTGGCTACAGGAATACTCGATCTCAGGCGTTGGCGTGGCCCAGGTATTCTGTGGAGGACGACGATGGATACGTGCTCGATGCCGCGTCGCTGCCCCAAAAACTCCAAGATGCTTGTGCGGAGATGGCCCTGCGCGTGGTGCTCGGAGACAACCTGCTTGGTACGGTCACGGAGACGGGCGAGATCGTGTCGGAGTCGGTATCGGTCGGGCCGATCTCGGAGAGCAAGACGTATGCAGGTGGCAAGCCCTATGGCTACGAGTACCCCAAGCTCGATGCGTTGGTTCGTGCGTTGATCGCGGCGGGTGACACGATCATTCGAGGTTGATATGGCGATCACGGCGGCCAAGACCCTGGCGTTGTTGACCAAGTACGGCGCGGATGCGGTGTTCAAGGAGTACGCATTGTCGAGCTACGACCCGACGACGGGCAGGCGGACGATGGGCACGGCGACCGAGCATACGGCCAAGGCGGTGGAAGAGTACCGCAAGGACCAAGTGCCGGGCTGGGCGGATGCCCTGTTGTATGTATCACCGTCTGGTTTGGAGTTCACGCCGGCCGTGCAGATGGAAGTGGTGTACGCCTCGAAGACGTGGACGGTGGTGTCGGTTGAGGCGGTGGCGTATGCAGGTGACGTGGTGCTTTACAAGCTGGCGGTGAAGGCGGTGGCGTAGTGGATGTGAATCACTTCAACCTGTCCTTGAGGACCTTCGCGGCCGTGGAGGTCCCGAAGAAGATCCGGCAGATCCACCAGAAGGTGGCGCTGGAGGCCCTGAAGAGTCTGGTGATGAAGACCCGCGTCAGGACCGGGCGGGCGCGGGGCAACTGGCAGGTGGAGAACAACCACCGCCCGGAAACCGCCACGATGGACACGGACCCGGACGGCTCGGGGACGATCCAGAAGGGCTCCGGTGTGATAGCCGAAGCCCAGCCGTTCAGTGTGACCTATATCACCAACAACGTCGTCTACATCGTGTTCCTGGAGGATGGACGAGGCACGTTTGCCGGCGACCACATGATGGCCCGCACCATCGAAGAAGCCAAGAGGATGTTCCGGTGACGTACACGGAGATTCACAACGCGATTCGCAGTCGGTTCAAGACCCTGATCGAAGACGGCCAGAGCTTGGCGACGGTGTACGACAACGATGGGCAGTCTCCGCCGACGGACAATTCGATGTGGTGCCGGTTCTACATTCGGGATTCGGCGGGGCAGCGATTAACGGTGGGGGTGAAGAACTATCGCCGTTCGGGATTGGCGGTGGCGCAGTTGTTTGGGCCGGCGGGTCAGGGGGATGGGGAGTTGATCGAGATGGTCGACGCGATCGTGGCGGCGTTTACGAGCGTGTCGATCGGCGGCGTGAGGTATTTGACGGCCTATCAGCAGCCAGTGGGGCTTGAGGAAGGGCGGCACCAAATCAATGTCCTCTGCCCGTTTGAGGCAGAGCACCAAGCGTAAAGGAGAATCGCATGAGTGACACTTCGAGGGTCCAACTGGCGTATGTGGCCGAGTCCAGTTTTGGCGTCCAGGAAACCGGCAGCAATCTGCAAATCCTGCGGATCACGGGCGAGAGCCTCAAGCAGGATGTGGCGTCGTCCCAGAGCAATGAGATTCGATCGGATCGGCAGATCGCGTCGATTCGCCGCTCCCGGATCACGGCGTCGGGCGGGGTCAACTTCGAGCTGAGCTACGGCACGTATGACGCGCTGCTGGCGGCGGCGCTGCTCGATTCGGCGTGGGGTTCTCCGGTGACCGTCTGTTCGTCGGCCACGGTGTCGGCGGCGGCGACCGGCAACAAATTCACCGGCACGTTCACCGCGCCGACCGCGGGCGAGTGGATCAAGGTCAGTGGATTCACCAACGCGGCCAACAACGGCTACTTCAAGGTGGTGGCGGCCAGCACCTCGGAAATCACCGTCTCCGGCGGCACGCTGGTCGACGAGGCCAGTGCCACGGGAATCTCCATTGTCCAGGGCGGCTCAATCGTCAATGGGACCAGCCTGAGCACCTTCAACCTGGAGCGCACCTACGCGGATTTGTCGAGCGAGTTGTCGCTGTTCCTGGGCATGGCGATCAATGGCCTGTCGCTCAATGTGCCGGTGGAAGGCGAGATCACGGGGGGCCTGGAGTTCCTGGGGTCCAGCGAAAGCTCCGAGACGGCGTCGGGCGGTACGGGCTACGACCCGGCGACGCAGACGGAGCACATGACCGCCCTGGATGTCCAGAACCTTCTGGAGAATCAGGCGGCGATGAGCATCCGGGCGTTCACCCTGAACCTGAACAACAACCTGCGCCAGCGGGCCATCGTGGGAAGCTCGGGCGTGCTGAGCATCGGAACGGGCCGCTGTATCGTCTCGGGGACGCTGGAAGCGTACTACGCCAGCAAGACGATCTACGACAAGTACCTCAACGGCACTGCGACGGCCCTGGCAGTGTCCCTGCAAGACCCGGCGGGCAACGGCTACGTCATCGACCTGCCGGCAGTCAAGTACACGGCGGGGCAGCGAGTAGCGGGTGGGCCGGACGACGACGTGATGGTGCCGCTGTCGTGGTCGGCGCACGCACACGCCGCTGAGGACGTGACGATCCGTATCGCACGATTCCCGGTGGCCTAATCGAAAGGAGCATCAAGCATGAAGCTGAGCGCCATACGCGCTGACTTGGACAAGGAGTTGCAAGGGGCCTGGGTGCCGTATGCGGGCGACATCGTCTTGAAGATCGCCCGCTGGAACAACGAGCGGTGCCAGGAGGTGTACCGCAGGCTGCTGGACGAGCGCAAGGTGCTGCTCGGTGCCAAGGAGTTGACGGACGAGCAGCGTATCGACGTCCAGAAAGAGGTGGTGTCCCAGACGATCCTGCTGGGCTGGAAAGGCGTCGAGGACGATGCGGGCCAGCCGATCCCGTATTCGAGCGACACGGCCCTGGAATGGTTCCGGGACAAGGAACTATGGCGGCTGTGGCAGTTCGTGTTTGTGCAGTCGCTCGAAGAAGAGAACTTCCGCAAGGAGCAGGTTCGGGAAGCGGAAAAAAACTCGGCGACGTCCTGAGGTGGCAGCTCCAGTGGGGGCCATACATCGGGACGCTGAGGCAACGAGCGGCCAGGGGCCTGCCGACGCCGGCGTGGGACGACAGGCCGCAACTGCGGCAAGAGTGGGCGTGGGTCTATGATG